GACTGCGTTCTAATACCGAAAATCAAAGGTGTAGTGATTCGGTGCGCAACCATGACTTTGCTTGTCGATTCCTCACTCAAAAACTGATATTGTTTGTCAGCATCTGATAGTGGGAACGAAGTAATGTCAGGCTTTGGAGTCTCGCGCTCATTGAAAGTCATTAAAAACTTTCCTGCATTGCGTGCGCCCGTCAACATCCGCTCCCAATCACGCTTCATGTCGAATTGTTGGTCAGGTGGAATTTGCCCGTTGAAAAACGAAATAATAAATGAAGGAAATAAACCATTCATGATGTTATTCACGTGGTACATTCCTATCTGCCTTTCAAGTTCAATGTAATTTACTGCACTCCAATAATCAGGGTTTGGGTAAATCTGCCCACTTGTGTATGCGAACTTCCAAAGCACTTGCGATGGCTCTTCAACTGCCATGCTTGGATTGAACTTTGGAATGAATGTCGGTCTGTTTTTTTTCTTGCGTGTATTCGCCCAATCCTCACTGTGATAAATTCCGATAACCTCCTCATCTTCGCCCTCAACCGCAATGCGACATTCCTCAAATGGTAAGTGCTTCAGCTTTGCAATGGTCTTGCGGTCGTTTGAATAAATCACTTCAACGAAATAACCTCCATATTTTTTGAAGTCATGAGACGCAGCGTAGTATTGACCATAAACATCGAGAGCGTCAACACGCTCCTGCCCTGTATTCGATGTGATTCCTTTACCTGCAATCATGTCACCGATTGAAATGCACAACGAACCATGCACAGGACTGCTCTCTGAAAGCTCACGCAAGTATTGTGGAAACAAATTATTCACTCCAAAAGATACCCAGCCGCCACGATCAACACGTTCAACCGAACTAACGGGAGTGTATTCCTGTAACTTTACATTGACTATATTATTATCCATTGTAAATTATATCGTCTTGAATTGTTATTGTAGGCACATCGAAATAAACCCCTGAATCATTCAAATACAAATAACCACGCTCACACAAACCAACAACGCTCGCATCATTTGGATCAGTGTTGCTATTTGAATTTTGACCATAAACATCATAACGATAACGCCCTGGCAAAGTTAGTCCGATAGTCGTGACCGTGAGTTCCGTATAGCGTTGGTTTTCCACAACAATAGGTGGCACTTGTGCTATTGAATTGCCCACGTTTGAATTTTCTTCATGGTAAATCAAAAGCAAATAATCGGTGAATGCAGTCGAATAATATTGTCGTGCTTCATCAAGTGAAAGCCTTAATGTTTGCGCTGCGGTATTTGTATTTAGATAAACCATTGTATATAAAAAAGGTGGGCAGTTGCGCCCACCCGTTTAATATTTATATCAATTTATTATTGAGCTTCAGTTGTTGCACTTACAGTGTAACCAGCAGTAGTCATATCAGCGTCATTCAGCGTATATGGTTGCGTTGGTTCGTCACTTGTAAATGTCAACTGATAACCTTGCAAGTCACCGAATGCAGCTCCGGTCTGGAAAGTTCCTGCGGTCATCTGCATTCCGTTAGTTGTACCAAATGCAAGGATTTCACCGCTATTTAATTCCACGAACAAACCAACGCGAGCTTTTGCAAGAGATACAATTTCCTCGCGCTTATTTGCCGTTATATTTTTGAGGCTCAATGAAACACTATGAGTGTAAAAAATTGTTCCGTTCTCAAGCGAAACAGTCGGGCTAAATGTAGCTGAACTTGAATTTTTTAACGGCTCATAAGTATAAACAGTTCCGGTTCCTGCGGTTACTTCAACGGGTGTACCACCTATTGTATAAGTCAACTGACTGAAAGTACCGATATATATTTTTTTAACACCTCCGATGCTATCGTTACATCCAAGTGTGAATCCTGTAGTTAATGCGCAACTCATGGTTTTATTTTATTAAGGGCGGCTATTACACCGCCCATTGATTATTTGTTAATGATTAGAAGTTAGTTCCCCAAGTAGCGATTTCATTTGTGAAACCAATTTGCGCACCGGCAAAGAAATTACACTTGAAACGTACATTGTCTGAACCATCAAGCTCGCTCATATCAAGAACTTTGACCTCATTCCACTGATTCAAAAGATTTGTACCGAAATACAAATTAGTCTTTTGTGTCATCAACATGTGGTCAGCATAAAGTCCGGGACAAACAAAAATCTGATAACCCAAGTATTGCTTTGGCATTTCAGGACCACCGTAAGTGTACCATCCATTTCCTGCAGCAGCAGAAGCAATCATATAGGCTTCCCATGCGTTCAATGACATGTAAATGATAGGCTTTTCAGTTGAACCTTTTACAGCGTCTGGGCAAGCGTCAACGAGATCCTCAACAGCACCTACGATAGTGGCAGAAGTCAAAGCACCTGAACCTGCATTTTGATCGTCACCAGCATCTTGAATCAATTCGCAAAAACCTTTGTAAGTGTTTGCAGTTCCAAGACCTTGCCAAATCATTGTTTCATTTGCAGCGGCAGCACCTCCAAGGATGTTTGCAATAAGTGCATCAGTCAATGATACAGGAAGGACACCATCTTGTGTTTCGGCTGCATCCCAGTCGTAAAGCAAGTTCGAAGTATTCAAATCACCCTTGCATATTTCGCGGTGAATTTGGAACTTCTTTAGCTCAAGAATTTTCTCGTTCAAAGTAACAGTACCTGAAGGAGTGAAATCACAAGTTGCATCAGCAAATGTGATAGAGTCAGTTAGCCTGCGGACAACAGCTTTGTAGTCCACGTTTTCAAGGACAGTAACGCCCTTTAATGATTCGTTTGAAAGCAGTGCGGCACGAATGTATCCGCCTGCAACTTTACCAGCGTAGGTTGTGGTTAAGTTAGTTAGTGTAGCCATTTTCTTTTTTTATTAAATTATTTTTGTATTTTTTGAATTTCAGCAAGTACGCGCTCCTGATATGACATTTGCGCCCAAGGCTTTGCAGGTGCAGCATTTGCACTCAATGCAGTTTTCTTTTCTTTTACTGAAGTGGTCGCAGGCGCGCTCTTCAATGCAGCAAGTTCGGTGGCACTTACAACGGCTTCATTTTTTGCCTTTGCAAGTTCCTCTTTTACTGAAGCAACCTCACCGCTCTTTGCAGCAAGTTCGTTAGTTAGCACGCTTATTTTTTCAGACAACGATTTAATTGTTGCCATGAAATCTTCAGTACTCATTTCAGTTTCAACCTCAACCTCTTTTACTTCAGCAATCTTGCCGTCCTCACCAACAATGAGAACTTTGCCGTCTTCGAGTGGGTATTCGCCAGCACCAACGGGGAAAGAATTTCCGTCAGCGTCTTTCATGTAGCAATCGCTGCCAACACCAAAATCGTTAGCAGTTGTGTAAATCATATTGCCATCAGCCAAACGCGCTTCGGCTTCGAGCTTTACTTCGGTGTCGAATTTTACACCGTGCTCTTTGGGATCAATTCCGAATTTGTGGAATATGCCAAGGATTTGTTCTTTAAGATTCATTATATTATTTTTTTCTATAACGGCAAAATCTCAATTTTACCCCCGACATGTGCAAAAAAAAATAGCGAGACCGTTGTCCCGCTATTTAATTAACCTAAACCGTAAACAATAATAACAACAAACAATAATTAAATTGCAGGCGCGAATTTATGCCTGCGATAACACACGCTCAATTTCTTTTAGTAGCAAATCTTCAACACTCACCGACTTCATTTCAACCGCTTCTTCAACGAACATTCCCTCAATGCTGAAGCCTCTAATGTTGCCTGACTTAACTTCATTCCACACGTTATCGTCATCAACCTTTGCCCCAATAAACCATGTGCCATTCGGTAAATCACTCAACCCAAGTGCAAGGCTTTTATCACTATCGCCCTCTTTAAGCCATGATTCAACAATGGTCACGCCCGTTACTGGATAAGCGTGTTGTAAATTAGTAGTGTGGTGCAAGTTCTTTTTGTAGAAATCATGCGCCAACGTCTCAATGGTTGCTTTGTCAAAAGTCATGTAATAGTCCTCGTTGTTTTTGTCAACGCGAAGTATCAGTTTTTCGGGAATCAAAGCCGCACCATATAACATTCTGCGCTCGTTATCCACACTTGCTAACTTTATTTTGGTGCTTGATAGTGCAACCCAATTTTCTTCAATGGCAGGCATGTCAACAAGCCCCATCGCTGTCAATCCTAACTTGCCATTTTCGTCAATGACACATTTTACTATTCTTTTTTTATCCATGTTTTTATTAGTTTATTCGTGCTAAATCTCTAACCTTATCGCGTGCTTCAACCGCAGTGCTAACGTCTTGCGCAAGTACATAAGCCTTCGGTGTTTGCTCTGGTCGGTTCTGCAAGAAACCTAAATTCATTGCATTGAATGTGGGGACAGTGCCCACATTTCCACCACCGCCACCGCCACCGAGTGAAGGAATACCGCCACCACCACCGCCTGCTGGTGCGCCGCCACCTTCAAACTTTTGTGAAGCAATCTTTGCGACATTCGCAAGTCCAGCCGCGATTGCAAGACTCGCCGCAACGAAAGGTTGACCAGGAAATAATATAGTACCGGGATTGGCAGCAGCTGAAGCAAATATTGCATTCGCGCTTTTATATGTATCAATAACGGCTTGCGCAATAGACAACCCCTTTTGTATTTGAAATGATCGCTTTGCTGATGCTTCGTTTTTCTTGCCAAACAATGCAGTCAAGTCACCGAGTACATTCAAACCTTGTGAAGCCAATTCAAGTTTCGCATCTTCTTTAGCTTGTTCAAGAGCGATTGCTTTTTTTGCTGCATCTTCATTGATTGCGTTTACATCGTCTTGGTATTTTTGAGTGATAGCTTTTTGAAGTTCTGCATTTCCTTCAGCTGCAAGAATTTCAGCATCATATTTAGCCGCAAGCATTGCAAGTTCTTTGTCGATTCCTTCTTGCATGCTTTGAAGCTCAAAGTCATCTAATGCCTTTTGTTTCGCAATGGCATCTTGTTGTAGTAACAACTTCGCATCTTGCAAACGCTTCTCAAGATCAAGTTTGTTTTGTACAAGTTGTTCTTCTTGTTCTAATTCAAGTTGCGCCAAAAATTGCGCTTCATATTCCGCTTGCTCCTGTTTCTTGCGTTCTTCTTCCGCTTGTTTTTCGTCACGTTTTTTCTTGTCTTCAGCTGCTTGTTGTGCTGCTCTCTTCGCTGCATCACGTTCTTTGTTCCTGAATCCAGCCGCCTGATTTTGTAGTTTTAATAACTGCGCTTCACTTTCTTTGATTGCAGCTTCACCGTCCTTTTGTACTTGAACTGGGTCGAATAACAAATTCGCTGTGTACTCGGTAGCTTGGTCTAAATATTTTGTGACATCCCCAATATTTTGTCTTGTTTGATCACTGATTACACCAACCAAATTAGCAGCATCCAAAATCTTGTTTACAATCTCCAACAACATCCGACTCGGTGCAGTTAAAAAATTCATCACACCAATCAAGAAATCTTTGTTCCGTTGCGCTGCCTGAACTTGTGCAACGAGCTGCGACTTCTGCGTGGCAATTACAACCTCTTGTTCTTTTATCGCGACATCAAGAGCTTGTTGCTTCATGTCGGTAATTTCTTCTTCGGTCTTGCCTTGCTCTTTTAGTATTTCTTCCTGCGCACTGATTGTGTCAAGTTGTTGTGTAGCAAGTGCCGCCTTTTCTTTTTGTGCATTGAGTTGCTTTTCATCCGCTGCACTGACGCCATCAACTAATGACAGCAACTCATCACTATAAGCAACAGCCGCACCGATAGCAGCCGCCAATAAGAACAATGGATTAGTCAATAACGCTTTACCAATGGATGCAAGTCCACTACCCATTGCGGAAATTCCTGATTGAATTTCCTTGAACGAAATACCTTTGATGTTGCCAGCTATTCCCTTGAATGATTGTCCAACACCTTCAAGGTCAAGATTGAATAAACGGTCTTTGAGTAAACTCGCATTGTTGCTTAAACCTTCGAAAGCGTTACCAGCATTTGCGCGAACCGCTTCAGCGGCATCATTGATTTGGTCCTTCAGTTTACCAGCTTCAATAGATAGCTTTTGAAATTCTTCCGAACCGATGTCCATCTTTTGAAGCTCCTGTTGCATTTGGCGCAACTGCGCTTTCAGTGACTGCGTACTTGTGTCCGCTTTGTCAAGCGCAGTGGTCATCTGATTGACCGCAGCAACCGCGCCCGAATCGTCAACCGTTAAACTAACTACGTAATTCTTATCAGCCATTACCAAATCATT